ATGAAATTTAAAAAATGTCTTCTGCCTGTGGCAATGTTAGCGTCATTCACTCTGGCAGGATGCCAGTCAAATGCTGATGATCATGCCGCCGATGTTTATCAAACCGATCAACTGAATACCAAACAAGAAACTAAAACCGTTAATATTATTTCCATTCTTCCCGCAAAAGTTGCCGTAGACAACTCCCAAAATAAACGGAACGCACAAGCCTTCGGCGCGCTTATTGGTGCAGTCGCTGGCGGTGTAATCGGCCACAACGTGGGGTCTGGCAGCAATTCCGGAACGACGGCAGGTGCAGTTGGCGGCGGAGCTGTTGGCGCGGCAGCGGGTTCTATGGTGAATGATAAAACCTTAGTGGAAGGTGTTTCTTTAACGTATAAGGAAGGCACCAAAGTGTATACCTCCACCCAGGTGGGTAAAGAGTGCCAGTTTACGACAGGTTTAGCCGTTGTTATTACCACGACGTATAACGAAACGCGTATTCAGCCAAATACGAAATGTCCTGAAAAGAGCTAATGATCAGGAGGAGTCATGAAGAAAGTTTTTCTTTGCGCCATCTTAGCCTCCTTAAGCTATCCGGCTATCGCCTCATCATTGCAGGATCAACTCTCGGCTGTCGCAGAAGCGGAACAGCAAGGTAAAAATGAAGAGCAAAGGCAGCATGACGAATGGGTCGCGGAGCGCAACAGGGAAATCCAGCAAGAGAAGCAACGTCGCGCAAACGCCCAGGCCGCGGCTAATAAAAGAGCGGCAACGGCAGCGGCGAATAAGAAAGCTCGTCAGGATAAACTGGACGCCGAAGCCACTGCGGACAAAAAACGCGATCAAAGTTATGAAGATGAGCTACGCAGCTTAGAGATTCAGAAACAAAAACTGGCGCTGGCGAAAGAAGAAGCCCGCGTCAAGCGCGAAAACGAATTTATCGATCAGGAACTGAAGCACAAAGCTGCGCAAACCGATGTGGTGCAATCTGAAGCTGACGCAAACAGAAATATGACTGAAGGCGGTCGCGATCTGATGAAAAGCGTGGGCAAAGCAGAAGAGAACAAATCGGACAGCTGGTTTAACTAAGCGATGTCAGTAACTTCAAGCCTATGATTCGTGAGTATAAAAAACCCTCTGTAGTAACAGAGGGTTTTGTTCATTCATAGTGCAGGGTTCAAATCATTCCCCACTCAATTATTTACGGATACCATAACCAATTGAGTGATAACATTTTTCCAAAGATGAATTTTTCTCGTACCGTTTTATATACCGTCACCGGAAATCAGTACCATGAAAAATGCCATGCTATCTGGTCAGGGTGTCGTACTGTTTTTCGCAGACTCTTCCGGCTTCGGCTGCCCGGTCAGCATACTCTGCCAGTTGTCTATTTCTCTCGAGAGATTTGCTGAACACGTCGGCAAGCAAAACTCCGGTGTCTGCGGCTGACGACCCAGCGCCGACAATGGCGTTATAGTGCCTGAGCTGCTCACGGATGGCAACGAGCTGTTGCTGCAACCGGCCAGCGCGAGCGGCAGCATCAAGAGCATCATTGCGCGCCTGGTCGATCCTCTGCTGCGCTTCACGTTCATTGATCGATTTCTCCTGTTCGTAGTGCTGACGAATTCTCTCATCTTCGGTTTTGCGGTCTTCTTTCGCCTGTGCATACCCAGCGTCGTACTGACGACTGCCGTGCACATTCCAGGCAACAACTCCTGATATGACCAGAACAGCAAGCACCGCCATGATAATCAACTGTTTACGGTATGCTTTTACGAATGACCAGATCATACAGCCAGCACCTTACTGGCAGTGACGTACCGCGCGCGCCGGTCGTCGATGCCATTCCTGCCACCATTGATAATCAGAGTTACACGTGCAATATCGCCGGTATACTTCATGCAACCTTTGCTGGAGAAGAACCACGCCGCGCTACGAGCCGCGTATTCGTCCTGCGCCAACAGTTCAGGATTCTCCAGCAGGTCCACTTTCAGGCCGTTTCCGCAATCACGATAGTTATTCAAACCGGTAATCTGGATAAGTCCGCGGCCACGGTAATTCCAGCCATCGCCGGGGGCATTGTTCCCCATGCGTTTGCTGTACACCAGATTGGCAATCGCTCGCTGGCGCTCGAGTGGCAATGGTGGTTCACCAGCATGGCGACCCAGTGCATTAGCCTGCCCCTGAGTGAGACGCCCAGCCCGAACGAAGTTAGCCAGTCCGCTGACACTGTAGTTGAAATTCTCCTGCAACCTGGTGAAGCCCCCAGACTCATGCCCGACTTGAGCAATAAACATTGCCTGATCTTCTGCTTTGCTGATACCAAACTCTTTCATCGCAGAAGTTATATGCGAGAACCAGCGTGCGGCCAGCGCCTCGCTAATACCAGCAGCTCGCTGGAATTGTTTAATCTCCATGTTTAGACCTCGATATTTTGAAAATCTGAACAACGTTACCGCGTGTTTTAATAACCGCGGCAAGCATGACAGCGTTGATAATGACCTCAGATAAATCCACAGCCATTGGCGTGCGTAACCAGATTGCATAGACGACACGAACAGGAATACTGGCCGCAGCAACAATAAGGAAATAAGCAAGCCACCCTCCCCATCTTCGATGTTGAGAGCCGTTACGCCGGAATGTGACAACGCGAATTGCTATGCCAGTACAAATAACTGCATTGGTGATAAGCAAAAAAAACTCATGCGTTACCATCGTCTTTTCTCCCCGGAATTAAATCGCGTGGATTGTCTGAACGGTGGTAGAGCCATATACCAATACGCACAGCGACAATTGCTGACACGAATGCGCCAGCAGAGAAAACAATCCCTTTTTCAAAAGAGTCCTGCGTGATGGTAGGGATCAGGCTGGCTATGCCGATAAGAATTGATGCTGCTGGTTTGTAGAAAAGAAGTCCACAGAGAAAGCTAAGCATCGATAAGAGTACGCGACGATGAATTGGGTACTCTACCGCAGAGGTAACAAAAATTACCGCACCAGCAAGAGCACCGAGCGCCACCTCTGGCGGAACGCCTACGATAACTGCAGCAAGAGAGCTCACACTAAGCCATTGATTTAAAGAATCAGTAGTTAGATGGGCTGACATAATGAACACCGTTTATTACGCATAACAATCTCCTTACTATTGAAGATTCACACATAATAAACCATTTAAGGATAATAGTTACCTCAAAACGCTGTATTTCTACCTTCTACGGCAATGAAAATTTCGTTCAGAAAATGGTCTAGTGTACCTCTCAGTCACAATTAAAGAAGAAAGAAGCCGAACTTACTTCGTAATAAGCAAGCCGGCTACTAAGATTAATCCTCAATATTTAGCTACTTTCAAGCATTGCAAGACGTGATTCTATTTTTTCGATTCTTCTACGCAAATAAGCTGACTCAAGCCATAAACACTGGTCAGTACGGATACCCCACCTATTTCCAGCCTTGCAAACCAGAGTTCGCTCTTCTGTTTCGTATTCTTCTTCCATCTCAATTTCGACGCCATCCACAACTTTAGTGATCATCCTTACCGCCATCACTGGCGCGTATTTATCATCCCATTCATCGTAACAGAGAAGGCCAAATCTGGTTCCATCAATCCCATGCGCGAGGAAAGTGTCTCTCACTTGTTGTGCTATAACACCAAAATGCCAGCGGGCACCATCTCCCTTTTCCCTGACGGCATCAAGCCAGCGAAAAGCTACAATCCTGATATCTCCCCATGCATCCAGAATTGCATCACCTTCATAACCACGAGACATATACAAGCTGAGCTCACTTGTACTAATCGGTTCACTTTTTTCTCTACCATCTGATGTGTTTATCGAACCGTTCGCAGAATAAACCTGTGCCCATCTAAATGATGGTGCACCAAGAGATTTGCTGTTATCAATAATTGGTGAAAAATTACCTTTAATAGCAATATTTCCAGAGTCGCCGAATATATTAATAACTGCAGAGTCATCACCATGGTTTTTTACGCTTAAGTTTCTTGATGAAATATTTATATCTTTGTTATATCCACTAACATTAATCCATCTTTTACCATCAATGTGATACCCGTAAATATTTCCGTTTGATTGTTCGTCAGGTGACTCTCTAAGAACAATAGCATCTACTCCAGACGACCATTGTATTTTTGTATCTGTAGGCCTCCAGTTCTTTATAATGAACGAACCATCAGTAAACTCCGTTTTTATTTGTCTATTGTCTACAAATGCGTCTCTTGGTTTAAACTCACTTGTGTTAACGCTGCTCTGAAGATCAGAAGCAAAAAATCTAAGATTTCCTGTATAACCCTTAGTCTCGGTCAGGTTATACGCAATCATAATTCCATTTTCAAACTCAGATGATGTTATTTTAACATCACGGCAATCACCAAAAATGCAATTTCCTTTATCAAATGTTGTTTGAGCTTTGAATTTATCAAACCTTAAATTACGAACAGGGAAACCATCAACCTCTAATGCAAAGGATGCAGGAAGGCCAAAGTATTCTGATGGCTTACCTGATGTATGATCAAGAGTAGTGGCTACTGTATTCTCAAAAACAGTCCCGCTAAAATTATTACCAATTGACGGAAACCTGATTACACTTATTGTACCTTGTATTTCAGGAGAAATACCAGATAGTGTGATGTTAGCTCCATCAAATGATGCATCTGAATACGTATATACTGATTCACTGCCAGCAATTTTAAACTGTTTAACTGAAGTTATTCTCATCGACTTTTTATGTTTAAATGTCACTGAGCTTTCAGTATTACTTACAAGATCAATCTGAGGGCTATTCCTTATCGCGATTCCTGACTGGACATAAACGTTATTAAAGTGCGTTTTTTCAGGATTTCCCTTCATTGAAAGGCTACCGTCATTTTCTGTCAGTAGTAGTCCTTTTACCCTCCAATAGCCGACAATCTGTACGTTATCAATAACTGAATCACAGCTATCGTATACATGCAACCCTATATCCCAGTTATCACCCAATGAATAAGAATCAGGGTTATTGTATCCTTCAATACCATTTTTACTTACCATTATTCTCAGATTGCGTAACTGTGATGCCCTGTTGATACTAACAGCTACGCTCATGGCTTTTGGTGTAGCAGGAGTAACACCTACAGAATCTTCATTTGTAAACTCAGTGAACTTACAAGATATCCCTTCAACAATTTTAACTGGTCTTTCATTAGAGATGTTAAAAAAATATTTGTTTTTTTCTCCATCACCAGTAAATATAAGATGGGTTCCTTTACTCCAACTTTTTAATAATCTTTCAGGCGCTGGTCTATATGTATCCCAATAATCAATGCCATCACCAATTAAAGACACTCCAGGAGGCACATCTATGTTCTTAGAAATCATCCATTTACCTGCAGGTATTCTAACGACACTTGCACCAGAATTTATCGCATTAATTAACCATTCAGACGCATCAACTTCAAAATTTAATGCAGCATATCTTTGCTCAAACGGAACAAAATCAAGAGCGTTAACGTTATCCCGCATCTTATCCTGGAACGTTCGGTATACTGCTCCAGAACCATACTGAATAAACCAACCAAAACCACCAACAACTCCGGCGATTGCAGCATCAACATAATTGCGCATTGATCGATTATTTACAGCATCCTGCTCAAGTGATGGATCTGCAAGGTTAGAAATTTTGTTTTGCTTTGCATCGTAATATTTTGCAAGCAAAGATGGTTTCATCAATGCACGTCTGAACCATCCAAAACATTGCTGGATCAGCATCGTCAGGTAGTCAAATGCATCCTCATGAACTTCGGGGAAAAATTTTCCCTGATTGCGAAGATCAGTCTCCTGCACCACATCAAGCACACGCTCTATCGTGATTCTCCAGCCAGCAGCAAGCGGCGACGGAAGAACCACAGAACCGCCACTATAAGTGCCCGCCCCTGTTACCGTATAACCGGTATCCAGAACCAATTCTGTTACGTTCCCGTTCAGGTCAGACACCTGAACAACCAGGTCGGATTTTTTGAAAATACGGAAGGTATACGGAAATGATGTCGTAGTGCCGTTACCTGTGTATTCGTTGTGGTCAACTTCGGTTGAGACCGTCATGTTAAATCTCCAGATAGTCGCAGCACCCGTTGCGCCGCATATCTGGTTATTCTATTACCTGAAAAACCACATATGGATAGAAAGACTGTAAATACGAATAGATATTACCTTTCGGGTAATTTGCAAAACGTGCTGGATAGCAAACAAATTATTTGCTACTGTATAAATATACAGTTATTGCATGGAGAAGATAAGATGCAGCAGTATCACTATCCACTGGAAGACGGATTTACCGAAAGGATTCACACGCCGGGAGGCGTCAGATCACTAGTGGAGGGATCGCACTTGATGAAATTACTCCGGGATCTCGATAAGGATGGATTTAATGTCGATGGCCCACTTGCCGAACTGACTGCACTGATTAACTACGTCACCAGCTCACAGATGTCTATGCGGGATCTGCAAACACATCTCGACTATTGTGCCGAACAATTACGAAAACAAACCAGATAAGGTTTGCAATTACCAAGTGGAGTGCTTATATTTACCTTTGCGGTAAATTTACATCGCACTCCTCTTGTGCCATAGTAATCGGGCACTGGCAAAATCCAGTGCCGGGATTGGCGTCCCGGATTACTAAAAGGCGCATTCACCGCGCAAGCGGTTTTTTTATGCGTATAGCACGGCCACATTCGTATTATGGTGGGCTGTGTGGGGGCACCGAAAGGTGCGCCGGGTCCTTTTAGCCGGTTACGCCAACCCTGCACAGCTCACCACCAACCGATTGGCGTCGGTAGTGGTGATTAACCAGACTAAAAGGTAACCACTATGACAGCTACAAAAAGCACGTCCATTTTTTCTTTCGAATCCCAAGCCGATATACGAGTAATCGTCATTAATGGTGAGCCATGGTTTATCGCTTCAGATGTTTGTCGGGCTATAGGCATAGCAAACCATCGAGATGCTGTTCGAAAACTTGATGATGATGAGAAGGGCGTCGCTTCAACCGACACCCCTGGCGGTGAGCAAGAATCGATCATCATCTCCGAGTCAGGCCTCTACACACTGATCCTCCGCTGCCGCGACGCAGTGACACCAGGCACTATCCCCTACCGCTTTCGTAAATGGGTTACAGGTGAGGTTCTTCCTCAGATCCGCCGCACCGGAAGCTACATTAAAAACTCGCTCCCGCAGGAAGAACGCATAAAGATGGTTGCCGACCAGGTAGCCAACGCCACGGCGTCAGCAGTAATGCAGGCGATGAAGATAGAGAACAAAACCTACAGCGCCCCGCTGAAGCCCGGCTACCGCAGTTTGATTCACTCGCCGTCTGGTGTTCTCGGCCTGACGGAGAACTCACTGCTGATGAATCTGCTGAACCAGTTACAGGAAGACGGGCACGACGTATCGGGCGCGGCGGCGGAACTGACCACCATGTTCTGCTACATCGTCGGTGTGAGTAAATGCCTGCGTGATATCCAGACCCACGCGGAATACATCAACGACAAGGCAGGGGTCTTCTGACAGAACGGCGGCACAGGGATGTGCCTTTAAATAATTCTGTACAGATTGCAGGTGAATAGCGTACTATTACCCCAAAGGTAAGAAAGTTGATTTGTAACATTTTAGTTTGTAGTTACCGTGATGGTTTTGCTGCAGAAAGTTAACTAGTCAAAATCACACCGTATGTAAGTCACGTCTGTTCCCGTATGGGAGGATGATATGTTTAAATTTGATATGCAACTCAACCAAAACTATGCCTCTTTTTACCATCCAGAAACTGGTAAAGCTGTTTTCGTTGACTCTTTCGATAATGAAGAATTTGATATCAGAATTGGGACCCTACGCCAAAGTAAGCATGTTGCTACTGTACGTGCATCCAATGATGATGAATTAAATCAAAAAATAAGTGAGGCGACCTCCCGTTATCTATGTCTATAACAGAACAACAACTCATTGATCTTGAGGATGAGATTAACGAGATCTTGCAAGAAGATGCGGCAAGAATTCACTTTTCATTTCACGCAGCATATGAACGCCTGAACGACGAGAGGAACAAACCGCCAATTACTCTTGCTGAGCTTGAAGATGTGTTTAAATCGTTTATATCTGCACATCTGCAGACTGTTTTGGATTTTGCTGAAGGTACAACTTTCACCATAAAGTGCAACAAAAGCGCCCTTCATTTTCCTTGCGCCATTGTACACGAAAGAGAGTTTGGGAAAACGTGGGTTATCCAAAACGTCATTACAGCCATGAGGAAAGTGGGATTCAAGTCTAAAGATTCTATTATCCTCGAAGTTAATTAAGCCCGCACTGAGGGCTTTTTTATGGACGAAACAAAAGTCAGTGCTACACTCATTGACGCCACATTGAGGTGGCTTATAGATGGAAATTTCACAATGAAAAAAGCATTTGCTGCACTGTTCGTTTTGTTGTCTCTGGTAGCTTCAACTCAGGCCTTTGCCGGTCGTTGTCAGCACGACAGCGATACTGCCGCTGACGGCTCCCGCTGCGGTGGGCGTTCTGCGGACTCCCGCCCGGGCGGCGGTGGCATTCGTTAAAAACAAGGCCGCGAAAGCGGCCTGTGACATGTCACGCTAGTTTCGTTTTGCACGTCCCTGTGCCGACGTTCTGTCAGAAGAACCCTGCCTTGTCGTTGATGTATTCCGCGTGCGTCTGGATATCACGCAGGCATTTGCTCACACCGACGATGTAGCAGAACATGGTGGTCAGCTCCGCCGCCGCACCCGATACGTCGTGCCCGTCTTCCTGTAACTGGTTCAGCAGATTCATCAGCAGTGAGTTCTCCGTCAGGCCGAGAACACCAGACGGAGAATGAATCAGGCTGCGGTAGCCGGGCTTCAGCGGGGAGCTGTAGGTTTTGTTCTCTATCTTCATTGCCTGCATCACTGCTGATGCTGTGGCGTTGGCTACCTGGTCGGCAACCATCTTTATGCGTTCTTCCTGAGGGAGCGAGTTTTTAATGTAACTTCCGGTGCGGCGGATCTGAGGAAGAACCTCACCTGTAACCCATTCAAGAAATCTGAATGCTCTCGTTCCCTCAGTCATTGCCTCTTTGCAACGCAGAATAAGGATGTAGAGACCTGATTCTGAAACGATGGATAGTTCTTGTATTCCACCAGGGGTCTGTATTGAATACAGCCCCTTTTTGTTCCAGCCTTTTTTATCAAGTTTTCTCGCTTGTGTAACATCAATATTCAAAGCATTGCACACATCTTTGGTGACAAACCAAGGTTCTCCGTCAATCATGAACATACGGATCTGGCAGGATGACTCAAAGGAAAAGATGGAAGGTTTGGTATTCATAGCGATCACCTTTGTAGTTAGGTTAATCACCACCGCTGAGACCAATCAGATGGTGGTGAACTGTGCAGAGTTGGTCTTACCGGCTACAAAGGAACCCGGCGCACCTTTCGGTGCCCCCACACAGCCCACCATAGAATAGGTGCGCTTTACACATAAAAAAACCGCTTATGCGGCATATGTGCCTCTGTAGTAATCCGGGAGACCAATCCCGGCACTGGATTTTGCCAGTGCCTGATTACTATGGCACAAGAGGAGTGCGTTGTAAATTTACCTCAAAGGTAATAATAGACGCAGGTGAATATCAAAATCAACCACATTTGGTTAAGGTGTGTAAAAGAGCCACCAGCGAGAAATTGTACCGCGATGTAAAATAACGAGAATCTGCTGGCTTACAACCAGCGATGTTTCAAATTTGTCACTACTATCAACGTGCCATTCCACGGCGTAGAACTTTATGTTGTCAATCACAACGGCGAACCGTACACCCCAATGAAACCTATCGTTGAGGGAATGGGGCTAGACTGGAAATCTCAACATAAGAAGATTTCTCAACGCTTCTCGAAGGGTATGGTGGAAATCACCATACCTTCTGCCGGTGGGGTGCAAGCCATGATTTGTATGGCTTTACGAAAATTGGCAGCTTGGTTGAACAGCATCAGCCCTAACAAAGTCCGCCCTGAAATCCGCGATAAGGTAATCCAGTATCAGGAAGAGTGTGATGATGTGCTCTATGAGTACTGGACTAAAGGCCATGTGGTTAACCCGCGCAAAGCTAAAAAGGTGTTGCCGGGTAAAATCACTACTGAGCAACAGGAGGTATACACTTAACACTTGATCACATTAGCACAAAATATTACCTTTAAGGTAATGTTATTGTGAGGAAAAGCAATGGAAGTTTTCTTAATCATCGTCGGCATCGTGATTATTAATTTTGTTTTTTTATTTATTGCAAAAAAACAAAAAAGTAACGATATGCATGTTTCTACAACTGATGATCTTACCTTTGTAGAGCATGCACTGAATGTATCAGGATATAAACTCACTCCATACGGAGCTGGTGTATCACTCATGTCTTTAAGTAACGGTTTTTCAAAAGAAGAAACATTTTCACATATAGCTTTGATGGCTCTTTCTCAACACGCCAAAGTCGCAGGTAGTGACGCAATTGAGCTTAGTAAAGTTAGCATTCGTGCGATGTCGATAGCTGAAAACTTAACTAAATTATTCAGGAAAGGTCTTATTCGATCAGAAATATATAAAAATGATTTGAATGCTATCATGGCTGTCAGCACAATTAATGAAAACCAAGAGGATTGGATTTCCATAGTTCTGGAAAGCAATAGCACATCTAACAAGGATACTATTGCTTTGCCGATAAGTGCAGAAGCTTCTTTAGAAGCCATAAACAGCCATTGAAAGAACTCCAATAAATATTGATTAACGCATCACCGGATCCACTTGGTTTATTAGTGGCGCAATCCAGAACAGGTTATTGCCGGGTATCAGGGTTCGGACATTATGCACAATACGATCACCGGCATCACCATTCAACACTCCTGCGGTCACATCAATGATGCTATCCGCAAGACCAAATGACGGTCCGAATAGAGATCCTACGAATCCACGACTGGCATACCTAGACTGTGTGCCAGTGCCAAATAAAGCCCCCAGCCCAACAGCACCACCAGTAGCCTTTTCAGCCATGTTGTTATATTCCATCAATGGCCCAAGAATACCGGATCTATCTATACCCTCAAGCACCAGCTTCTCTGGTGACCAGTCAACATTTTTCCCTTTCGATGCTTCTTTAAGCGCATAGACCAGTGAGCCAAGAGCAATCTGAAATGCAGTGCCATAATAAAATTGCGCAGTTCCTTCCTGTAACCCACCAAGTAGCGCACGGTTGTATGAAGCCGTTGTGAATGATTTAAACTGAAATATCGTTCGCCCCATTGGAGTACTCGCCCATAAAGGTGTGTCACCAATACCGGGGGTGATGATAGTGTTATTAACGTCTTTCAGAACCGCTGACTGGAATACTCCGGCAACGTACTGATCGTCCCATTTATCAAAGTTACCAATGTGCCATCCATCAATTACCTCACCATGTTTCTCGAACTCACTGCGAATACGCGCAGCCATATTGTCGTTGATACCGAGTTTTGCCATGCGACGTGCAGAAAACGCACCAGACAAAATACCGTCTGACGTGAGCATTCCGTTCATGGATTTGTTTATGTCATTAAATCGATCCATGAGTGTCAGCTTGCCGAAGGCATCAGTAATTCGCTCCATTCCTGCTTCGACTGCTGTTGTCCTGGAAGAACTGTCAACAAGATCACCAATTGCACGAGAACGTGAATGTAGTACAGTTTCCAATCCAATCCCCATCTTCAACATCTCTTCTTTGCTGGCCTTAAATGCCGGTGATTGGGATATCTGAGAAGCATAGCCTTTCATGGAGTTACGGAAACCATTAACCATAACCCCTCTGGCCAGATCTGGAATAGCTGATACTGTCATTCCACCGAGTTTGGTCGTGAAGTTCACATCCCGCAGAAAAGCGCCAGCACGAACAAAAAACGAAGACGGGTCATCAGGCATACCATATGTACCAACAAGACGATCGCGTAATGCTGTTATGTCTCTGAGATCATTTGCTCTTGATTTTGAAAGTCTGGACTGTTCTTTCCGTAATTCCTTTTCGTACTTTCGCATTAATGAATCGAGTTTACCCTGAGGAACAACTTCACCATTGCTCTCATAACGTGCTTTCAGATTTGCCACACTTTCGTCATATTTCGCCTTTATTTTTTCAGGCACTTCCCGTAACAGACTGTCATATTCGTCCTCAATTAATTGCAGACGCTCTGTCATAGTTCGTTTGCCAAATGTTCTCGTCAACTCAATTTCTGCTGCCGCTTCACGGATATGACGTTGTAGAACGTAATTCACATCACTTTCGAGATAATCCCTGATAAGACTATCAGGCACATTTAATGTTCTTTCTTTCGTACTACCTGCAGCTTTTACAGAAAATACGCTGACAAAATCCTGTGGAACCTTAGCACCAGTAATTTTATTAATTACGATATCCGCTGCAATTTCAGCATCCTCAGGATCCAGTGTTTTATTGCCTCTCGACCACCAGTCAACCAAAATACGTCGAAATTTATCGCGTTCACTGATTATTTTTCCAACTTTATATATACGTGGGAAATAGCTTGCCTGGCCTAATGCTTTCAGTCCTTCATCTGGCGGCAATAAACCAAGCTTTTGCATTTCAACCTTCACCCGATTTAATACAGTTCGCATCGCCTGCGCCGTTTCCTGAACAACAGGATTAGCATGCACATCACCGCTTCGCATAGCATTCCCAACCTGCTGACGAAATGAATCAAAACTCATGTCACCACCATCAGCTTTATACTTTGCGTATGCCTGTTTATTTCCGACAACAACAGCAGCTTCTTCACGCTGCCATCCACGTGTACGGGTTTCTACAGCTACCGGTGTTTCAATCCCCCTTTCATTTCCTTTAAGGGTGAAATTATTTTCGGCTAACTCCAGCGTTGTTTTTCGCACTGTCTTGGACGGAGACTCCATTAACCTTGTCAAAGGAGTAAGATAGCTCCCTGCTTTCCATGCAGCCTTTCCAACCACCCCACCGGAAACAGGGGTTAAATCATCCAGAGTCGCTGTATCAATTTTCATAGCACCAACACTACCACCATCAGAAAGCGAAGCGGCAGCCCTGTCAGTCGCTGATGTAATGCTCATATTATCAAGAGCATCAGCAACCTCACGCGTGGCTGCAGCCCGGACGGATGGCGAAAGCGCAACACCAGCACTGGCAAACACGCCGCTCATCATCGCACCCGCTGCAACGTGAGCGGCACTTTCACCCCATGAGCGTGTTATTTGCTGATTATTCAGCACAACCTCGCTTAATGCTGTACCGGCTGCACCAATCGCAATCTGTGAGCCAATACGCGCCAGTGCCCCTCCTTGAGCACCTGGGATAAACATTGACGCAACAGTAACCGGGTCAAAAAGCATCGCTGTTGCACTGGCAATTCCACCAGCTAAGCCTGCTTCAGAGATAAAACGCCGATCTTCATTTTCATCATCTATCTGCTGCTTAATCCACGCCGTTTCCTCTGGCGATCGGGAATCTGCAAATTTCGCCCCCCAGTATTCATAACCGTGCAACTCATTTTTATCAGCATATGGGTTATAACCCTCGACCGGTTCAAACTGTCTGGCAGGACGGAAAAAACCAGCCAGAATATTGTTCTGTCGTATTGCTGCGGCAAGCAATGAAGGCTCTTTGGGACGAGGTTCAGGGTTCTTACCTTCTGGCGGATGCACATCAAAACTCTGTTCATCAGGTTCAGGAATGGCGAGACCAGCAGAAATAAATCCGTTATTGTTTGATTCAGATACAGGATAGAACGGCATTATTTAGATCCCCACGAAAAGTAATCTTTAAATTTGTCCATACGTTCGTTATGCAGGCGCTGATACTGCTCATCCAGAGCGCGATGCTTGTCTTTGAAGTTTCGTATAGCCTGTCCACGCATAATTTCTTCCTGCTCGTGCTGCTCCCGTTCCTGCTGCATTTTCTTATAAGGTTCCCAATCTTCTAGTGATGGCCCCCAGCGCATCTGTCTTCCATGCTTGTCATAAAATAAATCATCCCTCGTAATACCATTTTTATCTTTTGTTCTGATCACAACTGAATAAAGCTTATCTCTCGGAGTTGATAAGTCAGGAACGAGAATCAACTCACCTCCAACCAGTGAGCGTGGCTTATTCAGTCCCAATGCACCAGCCTCAGTTGAAGGTCGGTTAAATGAAGGAGCCGGTTTATGTAAGTCATCGCCATACATGATTTTTTCTTTTTCAGCCTTCCATTGCGCTGCAATCCAGCCTGACGGCCCATATTGATAAAGCGCCTCCGGTGCATATTTCATAAACTGTGCTTCCCCGTTGACCTCGCTGATACTCCAGGTGCGGGCTATCTGCTGGTTGGTCATTTGCTTCGCTACGTCAGCGTTACCACCAGCAAGGCGATAGTTAACGTCATACAGCATCTGATAGTCATTGCGAAAGAGCGCTGCTTCCGGCGTCTGGTCATCCGCAGACGGATCCCAGCGAAGCCAATGAGCCATATTGCTGACAGCAGAATTGGCTGCGCTGTCACGCTCTTTTTTGTATTCTCTTGTACTCTGAACAGATGAGAGCTGCGCCCTTAGTGCATCTGTCTGGTTGTATGTCTTACTCTGCGCTTCCACAATAGCAGCATCAGAAGACATCCCTGCATCAGTTAGTTGCTTAACAGTCAGATAAAAACCCTGCATATCCTTCGGCATATTTCCAATAGATGCATTGTCTGTTTCATATAACCGACTAAACAGTTCCGCCGCATTTTTAACCACTTCCTGATTGCTGGATCTGGATACTGCTGAAAGCTGCGTGATGACCTGCGAAGGCATGATGCCAGTCTGAGCCACAAGCCGAACAACCCCATCATGAGTGGAGGCATCATTAATACGAAAGTTCTGCGCCATTTCTGTGTAATCAGCAGCTTTCTGCATTGATTTGTTGCTTGGGTCTAATTTTTCACCTATTGTCAGCGCCTCATTGAATCTGCGTGAATCACGTTGCGCCTGAATTGCTTCATTTGATCGCTGAAGCAATGCAGACAATTTTCCGTAAGCATCGAGTTTTAACGCATAGTGAGGATCGTTAACCTCAGGCTTCACTTTCTGCATTTCTTCTTGCTGCTGAGAAGGAGGTAAATACTGAATTGCCTGGAATATTCTCGCGTTATCAATCGCTATATCCAGTTGATTGATTATTTTATCTGCATTTTTTCCATACCCCCTGATGATAGTCTCCTGAGCCGGTATATAATCTGGAACCTCACCGTTATATAGCTGGGCCATGGTGTTATTAATAGCTGGCTCAAGCTGTTCTAATATTAACTTCCTTTGCTTTTCTATCTGACTATTAGCAAGGTTATCTATTTGATAAATAGTCAGCGGATCCATTCCAGTTTTATTTTTTCTATATCGGGAAAGCCACCCTTGTGTTTCTGATGGAAGATTTCGGATAAATTCTTCTTCTGATATTTCACCTTTACGTGGATCACCGACTTTGGCGATCAGTTTATCCACGTTACCCATCCCCCAGTTATATGCTGCTCCGGTCAATATTTCGGAGCCGTACTTACCATACAGTTGATTTACATAGTCACTGGCGAGCATTTCATGCTGTTGTTCGTCCGTAGGGTTGTATTTAACGCCACGCTTGGCCGCCAGTTCTTTCCCTGTGCCCGGCATTAACTGGTATTTCCCCTGGGCTCTCTCTCCAGAAGATGTTATCGGTCCTTCAAGAAGACTACCATCAGGATTAAAATGTCGATCACCTGATTCAACAAGGCGTATGGCACGCATGTCCATGCCTCCAGAATCATTTTTCTGAAACAGACCATTTAGCCATCCTTCTGGATTGGCAGCGGCATAATTCTTCGCCCGCATTTCTGTGGCACGGCGATCATCACTTTCTATTTCTTCCAGAATGCGTTCTTGTGACCATCCCCTGGCAGCTCCATATCTGGCAATGGCTACCATTCTGGAATTTCTGGCTAAAGTGGCAGTTTGCGGGTCATTCCAGGCATCCGCTTCATTTTGTATCCATAATTTTCTCGTTGCCTGATATTGCTCATCTTCATAGGCATTTGTCTGCCCTATCTCATGTCTGAGAACTCCAGTACTGAACTGAATTTTCTGTGTTCTGGCTTGTTGCAAAAACATATTTCTTGCTGCTTCATCAGTCAATGAAGCAGCTATTTCTTCCACATCCTGATCAAATCCAGATATGTACTCTTGCCCCTTACCAATCGCATTTTTGCCTTGTTGTGCATAAAAACCGGTTTGAGGGTTATAAAGACGTTCATTGCTGCGCTGATTAAGCTGAAGGATGGCATCCTGAGACAATGCAACATTCGCTTTCTGCCTGGCTTCACCATATGCCACCGCATACTGATCTGCGACATTCGCCAGCACCTGACCTGCTTGAGGAACATCGAAGGTCTGAAAACCACCGGTTTGCACACCACGACTTTGCACCTGGCGTCCGGATGTAGTAGGAACAACAGGCATCAGTAACCTCCTATTTTGAATCGGGAGTCAGAATTCATAAAACCTGAGTTAGATAACATTGGCGTCCCACCACTAGATGTACTTCCTTTAGAGAACGGACTCCACGTCCCACCAAACATCTGGTACGCACCGTATGCCTTCAGAGGCGCAGTGAGCAATGTTGTTGCTGCTCCCACATTCCCCTGTTTACGGGCTGAACTGGCTTCTGCTTTATAGTTGGCAGCCTGAACCTGATAACCGTAAGCCTCGCGTTGCGCGTTATTCACCGTCGTCAGCGAATCAAGAGCGCCAAACTGGGCAGTGTCGCCAAATATATCCAGCGCGTTACCTGTAGATAAATCAGCGCCGGTAGCCCCCATTGTCGCCGCCTGTGTACCAAGCCGCTGTCGGGTCTCTCTGCGTCGTTGCTCAGCTTCAGCGTTACCTCTGTTTATTGCATCATTTGCCTGAGCTGTGGCTATATCTGCGTTCGCTTCTGCAACCTTCGAGGCATACTTTCCCTGTTGGTACTGGGTGTATGCCTGAATGCCACTCATGGCGAGCATTGCGCCACCAGCAATAACCGGATCGCACATTATTTTCTCTCCATGTGAAATCTGTGGAAATTAAGACCAAGAGCACCATAAGGCGCGGCTTCTTCAAGCCTGAATCCAAGCCAGTGCAGCCATGCTTTGGCAACATGGTTTCGCTCGTCGACGTAGTTTTCCAGGCGCGGATAAACTGCCAGCATCTGCTGCAATACAGGGCGGCAGTGGCGAAGAAATGTCTTCTGATATTTTTCGATACGGCTGGTTCCGACCAGCCAGGGCGTACCATTGCCACCGATCATTGACGCCGGAGATACGCCAAACATGGTTACCAGTTCTCCGTTCGCAAATCCTGACCAAGCCATAGTCGCAGTACGCAGACCAACACGCAGCGCATCTTCGGTAGTCATCAGCGATACCGCATACAGTTCGTCAATATCAGCCTGACGAACATCCGGCAAAATCATCTGAAGATGCTCTTCGGTAGCGGGAATAATTCGAACATCGATCATCAGAATCCCCCAACAGTAAGGCGAGGAATAACGGCAAGAACAGACAGCGGCAACGGGTCAAGCTGACGGATTCTTACACGTCCGTTTTTGCCCCAGTTACTGTCCAGTTTTACTTCTACTTTTCCGGTAGCGTCATCAACAGGATCATCGTAGAACTCGAATTCACGCTGTGGATATTCGTACCATTTACCGCCGGGCGTAGTCGCCCAGATGCCGCGACTGGCATTCACAACCAGAGTAACGGACGGGATCACCTGTTTTTTGTCCAGCAGCGTTTCCTGTCCGTTAATGTTGATATCCAGTGTTTCGAATTCAGCAGTTATTGGCAGGCCGATGTGCACTACAGCCCCCGGAGATTCCAGCGTGACGGCACCTCCGGAAACCACTTTCTGTGGTTCCACGTTCGCATCAGAGAGGATGTTTACGGTCTGGCCTTCAAGATGAGACAAGCCGCCAAATGTCCGGCGCGCCATCTGCCAGTTCGTGGTGGCCACATTCCTGAGGGATGGCGGGACGTTCCTGTTAGCACGAACCACTACAGCGGTATTGCTGGTTACAGAAATAATGTCGCAACGTAATTCTTTTGACACTTCATCGCCAGTATCAGGATCAGTTCCGGCATAAGGGAACTGTAGTTGCGCGCCGACATCACTACTGGTGAAGTACGCACCACCAGAAATACTGATTGTATATTCCGCGCGGTAATCCCATTCACCAGAACCACCAGTGATGGTCATCGTTCTGTCAGACGTATTTCTTCCATCATAGCTAAGGCCAGAATCAACAAAGAAAGCATCTTCATCGCTGGTAAATAAACGGCTGGACAGTCGCTCTATGTATCTCACTGTTTGCCCGTTAACGGTTCGGTTAACGACGAAATACACCGCATCTTCATTGCCTTCGCTGATACTGCATGTGCTTTCATATTTCCCGGTACTGGATTGTGGTGCCCATGCAAAAACCTGCTGATCACGCAAATAGGTCATCACCAGCAATTTACCGTCATCACGAATGCAGAAGGCGCTGGAGTAAGGGACAATCGAGAAGCACCAGTCAACAATGCTGTGCTTCTGAAAAAGATGATTGGCAAGGATGGTCAGGTCGTTCCCCTGATAGCCGTCAACATCGAATGAGTAGGCCAGATCACGGACAACACTGCCTTTCTCCTGGACGAACAGAGCAATATTCGCCACGGCAATTGGTGGGACATTGCTCGAGCCATTTGATCCCTGAGAGCTGAATGCAAATGATGATGGGGTAAGCACTTTGTTCTGGTCGCCAGTGATGACGTACTCACCTCCGGAAGTCAGCGCCACCAGCGAACCAACATCAATCAGGTGACGGATCTCATTAACCTGACGCCCGGCATAGGTGTAGATAATTCTGTCGTCATCCTGCGTAGGATTGCTTTTGCCAAAATCCTTATAATCCCCGGTACGGCTGGCCCAGATAGTCTGAGGGAACGCAGTCGATGCGGCGAAGTAAAGGCGTTGTTGATAATAAACAACAGTGCCAGGATAACCGTTAATACTGTTCCAGGCATATTTAGCCCATTTATAGCTGGCATTATCCTCGCCAACTACCTGCGAAGGGATATAGGAAATCACCTCAGCAGTTGCAGTAGTGCCATTTACAGCAGTTATACGGGCAATGCCAAAACCACTGTGCAGATACTCCCACTCAATGCCAGTATCATCATCACCGGATCCGCCCCAGCCATCCCATGATGTGCCTTCTGTATGCGAAGGGCGCAAAGTGCCTGTTTTGCCTGCTGTAACGGCGCGATAGTAGTTACTGTCTGCACGGCGAATATCGCCAATCGACGTACTCTTACTGGTTTCCCATACCGGCACAGAATCCACTGCAGGCTGTTCCAGATAGAACAATTTGCCTACCTGCTCCGCGCCAAAAATTGAGGCGCTTGCCGTTAACGTAATTGTCCCGGTGCTGGCGCTGGCATAAACCGTCACTGACTCGTCAATATTGATATCTTCAAATGGCCCGTTCTTCGTTACCACATCAACCAGTTGCCAGTTGTCATGAGCATATCTGCGCAGCTCTTTCGGCGGGTATGCCGGGTGAACCAGCGTAAGCACGTCGGCGCTTTGCGTGAATTTAATTCGGAACAGATCGGCTTCAGTATATGGCGTGGCAATTTCATAAATAACATTGCTGCTGTTCAGCACCAACGCACCATCTTTGATAACGCGCATGTACTGGTGTCCGAACTCCAGAGCATAGGTCTGAACCGTCGAGAACTGGAACGGGATCAGGCGGCATTTCCGATTTGGGTATTTGGCGGCACCGACAAAACGCGTACCAGGTCGATTCTCAACGCCGCCATACTGCCGCACGATAAAGTTATCGCACTTGCGCAATGCCACCTGGTACTTCGCCATGTCGATACGACCGTACAACGACGGTCCAATCTCACCACCGGCAAAGCTGGGCTGTATCCAACTGATAGCCATCAGGACAACCTCGCAATGGTAAACTCGTCAACCGGTGGCTGTGGTTCCTGTGATTCATTCTGGCTATGCGAGCCAGCACTAAGAATCACGCGATTGTACATATTGAGGGCAAACGTACCGAGGTCTGCATTCCCAGTCAGCGCCATGTTAATAGCTGCCGCAAGACGCCAGGCCAACGCCTCCATAAAAATGGCATCAAACATGTTCACATCTGTAACGCGAGAGACATACTTGAGCCATGCCTGCGGCTGGTCTGTGTAGATCAATTTTCCTGTTCCGTTGGTGTCTGCACCAACTTCGTACTGAACACGCATTGCTGCTGTTGGATTGCGTACACCAGGAAGCATAATTTCAGTAATGCGCAGACAATCGGACGGGTACTGATACGCATATTCCCAGTCAGGCGGTGGATTGCTCGTATCTGCAAGCGCCACGCGTTTGGTAGCAAAGTTCCAGTCAAAATCAGAAAGCACAGCATCACGGCAGGCCTCAAAGTGCAGCGAACATTCCCCCGCTTCCTTGCTGGCTTCCGTCAGGCTGTTAATGCTGCGGCTATTGCCAATATTGGACAGCGCACGATTACAGATCTCTACTACAGAGGCCATCACTCACCTCCGTTACCGTACAGAGTTTCAGCCGCTGATTTTTCTACATCCCCGGAAACAGGAGCGATCGCCATATCAGTGATCTGCAGATCGGCGCTGCGATTAACACCATCGTCAGTTTCTCTGGCAGACAGGCCTCGAATAACAGCCTTTGCAGTTATCATCACTTCTGTTCCGACGCCCTGAGGTTGCGCCTTCAGCTTATTCAATGTGTCGTTATTAAGAGTGATGCACAGCCCCCACGGGTATTCATCGCGAGTTCTGGTTTCTCCGCTCTCATCCTGGTAGCTGTCAGTGCCGGTTTTGAGGTTTATGAAGTGGTCAACAAAAACTGGCCACCGCGTTAGAGTTTTTCCAGTATCGATTTTCCGATTCGTTTGGGGGTAACCCACCAT